GGCTACTGTTTCGATAGTTAGCGCAATTCTCAAAGGAACGCCTGGATCGCTGGATAAACCAGCATCTTCCCAAACGAAGTTTGAAATAGCACTTACGTTCCTAGCTTCAAAAGCAAGTTCTGTACCTGTTGTAGATGCAGATGCAAGACAGCCTGATGCCGTAGCATAGGCGTCTCGATCTATAACTGCATTCGCAGCGTAAGAAGAAGTTTTGATAGGTCCGTTATACACTCCAACGTCAGTCGCTAAGCCAGAACCAGAATCCAAATCGTCATTGAATACTTTAATACTTAGGATTTTTGCATTGCTTGGTACTTCACCCAATAAGATAATGTCATCATCATCTATATCAGTTGTAGCTGCCACAATGGTATCCATAAATACTTTTACGGTTCCAACAGAGCCTTTTTCTAGGAGTGTTCTTGGTGTCGTGTCTAGTCTGGTGATTTCTACACCTTTAGCAGTTGCCATATAATTTATCTCCTATTATTCGTTACAAGGAATCTGCACTACTTTTTCTTCTTCCATACGAGTCGCACCTAAATCCATCGCATAATAAACTTGCGTTGAATAAGATTTGTCCGCACGTTCTGAAATTTTTGCAGAAATATCCTTGCCGATACCTAGCTTGACTGCATCCTCTGTGAATGCAAAAACTAATCTATCAGTTGTGTATGTCGAATCCTTGTTGAGTCTAGTCGACTGAATGAAATTAAATCCAAGAAAAGAATCTACAGTTCCTGTAGCTAGTGCCTTGACAACAGCATAGTCACTAGAAGTGACTTCTGTTACTGCAAGTAAATCTTGAATTTGTTTTGGACCGCAGACCAAATATCGTTTTAGGCTGGGATCCACATCGTTGTTATCAAGTATGTACTTAGCTGATCGCAACTTTGCGATAGTGAGTCCATCCGATTGCTCCGATGTTGCAGTCTTTTGACTGCTTGGTAGTGAAGTTGATGTTCCGCCACTCACGCCTGTATTTGCAGAAGCGTTCATTGCAGTTATGATTACATCGTCTATTGAACGATTCATCGCTGCTGCTGCTGCTTTGGCATAAGTAGAAGTAGGATCAATAAGCATCCTAACTTTGTCGGCGTCATCCACTAAGTCACCCCATTCGTAGGTATTAAGACTAAGTTTTCTACGACTATGTGGGGTATCGATTTGAGGAGTCGAACCATGTCTGCTCGTTCTTAATTGTGCAGCGGTTACGCCTATCTGATCAAAGAAGGCTGACTTCCCACGAATTGATTCCACATCGACAGCAGATCTTAGCTTACTACCAGTTTGTTGAGCCAACAAACTAATGTTTGCCGAATATTGCTCAACAAATGAAGTTGTAATTTGTGTTGACATATTACAATTCTCCTGTGTTAGTGTTAAACAAATTTTCGGTTGATTATCCTTACGGATCTTCCTGAGCTTTACATCCTCTGGATGCTAGTCTTTTCCTAATGTCAACTAAGGTCTTTTACGATTGTCTTAATATTTTTCACTCTACTTTCGTAAAGCAAAACTCTTTATTCAACAGCCTCTTCATTATTCTTTTGTTGAATTAATGAATGTACTTCCTGTACAGCGGCTTCGTGATTGAGATGGTGTTTATCCCAATATGCGGAGCCAGGTTGTTGTAATGCTGCAATCTGTTTGTTGATTTCAGACATAGATAAATAAGATGAAGGTTCACCCTTTACTAGGCTATCCTCACTTAATTTACTTGCTAAATCCGCAAACGCTCTGACAACAGTTGGATTATTTCCAAGTATGCTTCCATCAGCTAACAAAGTATTTGAAAGGAACTCGTTACCTAATGTGTTGGTTGCCAAATGCCTAGCAGCATTTATTTTATCTTTATAAGCTGGTCCAAATTCTTTTCTCAAAGATTTCTCAGCTTCGATGCGTGATGTCTCGGCTTTAGAATTAGCATCGATTTCCGAAGAATTTGCTAGTTCCTGATAATACTGAATTATTCCGTCAGCTTGCTGAGGCAATAATCCAAGCTTATGTGCTTGCTTTGAAAACGCATTTAATGAATCTGAATCTAATTTACTTTCTTTCGGTAAATTATATTTATATTCATCTGGTGTTTCTGGTCTACCAAGTTTTTGATAAACCTGATCCCAATCAGATTCCGTAGAATGTTTGTTGGGTATTGCCAGTTTTTCTAAACCAACCATACGGTTTGCGTTTAGATAAGACTTTACAAAAGAATCCATACTGGAAAAATTTTGCAATGATCTTTCGTCTTTGTATTCCTGTGGAATTAGCGATTTAAAATCTACCGCTGGTTTTTCTACAGGTTGGTCTGATGATAAAACACTTGTCGTAGTTGTCTCATCAGGTTGAGTTGGTTGTTCATTAACAACCGCTTCAGTTGTCTGATCCATAAGATTACTCCTTTTTATTGACCATGTTTTTTATAAATATGAATACGCTTCTATTACCTTCAAAGAACGCGGATTCGTGACTATCGCCTTTACAATGTGTTGTAACTTGATCGCCACATCGTTTTGAAAGATCCAAAAGAACTCTTTTACCCTCGTCACTTCCAAAAACAAATTTATAGTCTCGAATTAATCTTTCGAGTTTACTGTTTGTTTGTTGCTTCATTTAATTGTTTCACTACAGGCGCAGCATCTTTCGCAACTTGCGCTTCTTGCATCGCTTGTTGCATTTC